TCTCGCGTCTGTTTTGCGTCCTGTGTCTTTTCGCGGCAAAGCTCGCATCCTGCACGCCCTCTGCCCGTGCGAGGGCGAAGCCACCGCTCGCATCTTCGGCTATCAGGTTCGACTTGACCTTAAAGATTTCATACAGCGCAGCATTTACCTCGGAGTCTTCGAGCCGGAAGAGACTCGACTGATGAAAGGCCATCTAAGGGCAGGGATGGTCTTCGTTGATGTTGGGGCCAACGTCGGTTTTTACTCTCTTTTGGCGGCATCAGTTGGGTGTCGTGTCTATGCGTTTGAGCCGAGCCCTTACGCCTCCGCGAGACTCAAAGAAACCATCAGGCAGAATCAGATTGAAAACATTACCGTGATTGAATCTGCGCTGTCAGAAGAAGCGGGATTGAAAAACCTCTACGTCGGCAAGACCGGCAGAAACCACACGCCCACGATGGTCAAGAATGAGGGCGGCACGCCCATCACCGTTTCCGTTCAGCAGCTTGACACTTATGCGCGCAAGCACGGAATCTCGCGCATACATCTAATGAAGGTTGACGTTGAAGGCTTCGAGTTGAACGTCCTTCGAGGCGCGCATGAGTTATTAGAGCAGGGAAGAATATCGGCGATTCTCTGTGAGCTGAACGATCCTTGGTTAAAAATGAATGGCAGCAGCTCGCGGCAACTATATGAGATGCTGCTGGACTTCGGATTCAGAGCGCACAAACCGCCGGATTTTAGCAAAGTGAATCAAAACCTATTCTTTACGCTTTCACGCCCTTAGCCCATCTTCATGTAATTCTCACGCTCGGACACCCCTCGGAACGTAGCCACCAGCAACTTGCCATAATGCAGGCGCGCCGAAGTTGCGCCTTTTATTTTGAACGTCGAGGCCATGCCAATGAGCAGCACCTTATCCGTTAAACCCTACGAGCCGATAACCTTCGCCGCCGGAGAGACTCTCTCCTGGACGAAAGATCTGGCCGACTACAGCCCCTCGGACGGCTGGGCGCTCGCTTACTTCTTCCACGGCCCAGACCGCTTCACCGCGACCGGCACGGATGCCAGTAGCTATTTCGACGTGACCGTGCCCTCGACCGACACCGAGAAGCTACAGGCCGGCACGTACTACTGGCAGGCATGGGTCACAAAGGGTGACGAAAGCTACCAGGTTGACTCCGGACAGGTCACCGTCACAGCTTCTTTGCGGACGGGCGAGTCCGGCGCACCCTACGACGGGCGCTCTACTGCCAAGCGGATTCTCGACGCCATTGACGCGCTCGTCGAGGGCAAAGCCACGCTCGACCAGCAGGAATACCAGATCGGTAACCGCAGCCTCAAGCGAATCCCCATCGCTGACCTGATTGTGCTGCGCAAGCAATACGCACGGATTTACTCGCAGGAGCGGCGCAACGAGAAAACCCGCCGGGGCGCGCCCTACTTCAAGACCATCCTGACGAGATTTGAGAGTCCCAGATGAAAACCCCAAGTTTAAGAAGCATCGCGGAGTATCTACAAATAGGAGGCGCCGGGCGAGGCCGGAAGCCGTCCGTCCGCCGCAGCTACAAAGCGGCGCGGCGCGACCGCCTGACCGCCGACTGGACAAGCGTCTCGACCTCCGCCAACTGGGAGATGCGCTACTCTTTGCGCACGCTGCGCGCGCGCTCGCGCGACCTAGCGCGCAATAACGCCTACGTCAAGAAATTTCTCTCGATGGTGCGCAATAACGTCATCGGGCCCAACGGCATCAAGCTCCAGGTGCGCGCCACCGACACGCGCGGCAACCTTGACGAACAACTCAACAAACTGGTCGAGCGCGCCTTCACTGAATGGGCCAACCCGGAGACGGCCTCCGCCACCGGACGCCTTTCCTGGGTGGACGCGCAGCGCCTCTTCATGACCACGCTCGCCCGCGACGGCGAAGTCCTGGTCAGGATGCTCAACGCCGATAGCCCTTTCGGCTTCACGCTCAAGTTCTACGATGTCAACTGGCTCGACGAGACTTACAACGAGGTGCTCAAAAACGGCAACCGCGTCATCATGTCAATCGAGGTGGATGCGCTCGACCGCCCGGTCGCCTACTGGTTTACGCCGCCGCCGATTGAATACCCGTACTCTTCGAAACTGATGCGACAGCGCACACGAATCCCCGCCGACGAAATCATTCATAAATTCCTGGTGCACGACGACGAGTGCCAGGTGCGCGGCGTGCCCTGGGGACACACCGCGATGCTCGATTTGCAGATGCTCGGCGGCTACACCGAGGCGGAAGTCGTCGCCGCGCGCGTCGGCGCAAGTAAGATGGGCTTCCTCATTCCACCCGACGGGGACGAGTACAGCGGCGAGACGGACGAGGAACAAGAGAAGCCTCAACTCATAGACAGCGTGCAGCCCGGCAGCCTCCCTGAACTTCCGCCCGGCTACGACTTTAAGGAGTTCGACCCGCAGCACCCGGCGGCCAACGTCGGCACGTTCATCAAAGTCATCCTGCGCGCCGTCGCCTCCGGACTCGACGTGTCCTACTTCGCGCTCGCCAACGACCTCGAAGGCGTGAACTATTCCTCGGCCCGCATCGGCCTCTTGGAAGAGCGCGACGTCTGGCGCGCTCTGCAATCGTGGGTGATCTTGCACTTCTGCCGCACCGTCTTTCAGCGCTGGCTCAAAAGCGCGCTCGTCTCCGGCGCTCTCTCCAATTTACGCGCGCGCGATTACGAGCGCCTCAAGTCGCCGCTGTGGCGTCCGCGCGGCTGGACGTGGGTGGACCCCGAAAAGGAGATCAAGGCGCATGTGCTCGCCATTGACAATGCGCTGGAGACCCGCACGGACGTCGTCGCCGAAGCGGGCGGGGACTTCGACGAACTGACGACAACCCTGCAGCAGGAGCAGAAGACGCTGGAGCGCAAGGGCATCAAGATCGTCGCGCCGAAAGAGAGCGCGCCAGCCAAACAGCCCTCCGAAGAAGAGGAGTAAAGCGCTCGGACACCCCTCGAAACGATAAAAAATTTCTTGTGCGATAGTTTCTCGCGTCGTGGATCAGCGGCTCACAGGTCGCCCTCGACGCGAGAATTTTTATGGCGAGAAAAACCCTTACAGATAAGAGCCAGGTCATCGGCCACGCGCAACGCCGCTCCTTTGCTATCCAGCGCGACGCGCTCCAGGTAGACCAGGACGCGCGCACGGTCGTGCTCGCGTTCGCCTCCGACGAGCCTATCGAACACTGGTTCGGCAAGGTCATTCTCGACCACTCGAAAGATGCGGTCATGCTCGACCGCCTGCTCTCCGACGGGCCTCTGCTGGAAAACCACAACCCCGACCGCCAGATCGGCGCTGTCCGGGAAGCCTCGACAGACGGCCACGTCTCGCGCGCGACCGTGCAGTTCTCTCGCCGCCAGAGCGCGGAGGACTGTTTTCAGGACGTGCTCGACGGCATCTGCCGCTCGGTTTCGGTCGGTCTCATGATTCACGAGCTAATTCTCGAAGAATCTAATGACGACGAAGACACTTACCGGGCGACGAAGTGGGAGCCGCTTGAAATTTCTATGGTACCTGTGCCCGCCGACACCAGCGTCGGCGTAGGCCGCAGCCTCGATAACGCATCCGAACCGGGGGGGGCGTCAGCTCCTTCGCCTGCCGTCCCGGCTGCAACAACCGCCACCGATTCCGGCGCTTCGCGCGCTAACAACCCAACCACCGAAACGAGGAAAGTTATGGATAAGAAAGAGACAGCCACTTCGCCGGATTTGACGCGCGCGCAAGAGATCGCGGCTCTCGGCGAGCTACTCGGCGAGGTCGAACTCGCGCGCGAATACGTCGCCGGCGACCAGACCCCGGCGGAGTTCAAGGCAGCCGTCCGCGCCAAGCAGACGGCTGCGCAAACCCAGACTCCGACGGAAGACCCGACGGCGGTCGCACAGCGCAACGGCGGCGGACAGCAGCAGCAGCAGCTCGCGCGCGTCAACTCCCGCGCGACCCTGAAAGCCTTCCGTGGCGAGAACGGCGCGCTCACGGCGCATCGCTTTGGCAACTTCCTCGCCGCCGCGCTGCACCGCCACGAGGACGCGATTAAGTTCTGCCGCGAGCAGGGCATTGCAATCAAGCGCGCGCATTCTGAATCCGACAACGAGTCGGGCGGCTTCCTCGTGCCGACGGAGTTCGAGCAGACGATTATTGACCTCCGGCTCGATTACGGGGTCTTCCGCCCGAACGCCAACGTCGTCCCGATGTCGGGCGGGCGCAGGGAGCAGCCCCGCCGCAAGGGCGGTCTGAGGGCGTACCCCATCGGCGCGGGCAAGAACAACCGCCGACTCACCGAGTCGAAGCAGGGCTGGGACCTCGTCGGCCTCGACCCCAAGAAGGTCGGCGTGCTCGCCAAGTACGAGGAGGAACTCTCCGAAGACTGGCTCATGGCGACGGGCGACAACTTCGCAAGCGAGGCCGCCTACGCCTTCGCGCAGTACGAAGACGAGTGCGGCTTCATCGGCGACGGCTCTTCGGACTATCACGGCATAACGGGCGTCATTCCCAAACTTCAGGGGCTGTCGAGCACCGTCGGCAACATCGCCGGCATCGTGGTCGCCTCAGGCAACTCGTGGGCGGAGATTGTTCTGCCCGACATTCTCGCGCTCGTCGGGCGGCTTCCCTCGTTCGCGCGCAAGAGCGGCCAGGTGAAGTGGTACTGCACTAACGAATTCTGGGCGACCGTGCTCTGCCGCATCACGCTCGCTTTGGGCGGCGTGACGATGGCCGAAATTGAGGGCGAGATGCGCCCCGTCTTCTTAGGCAAGCCCGTCGAGGAAGTCGAGGTCATGCCTCACACCGAGGCCAACTCGCAGATTCCGCTCCTCTACGGCAACCTCGCGCAGGCCGCCTCGCTCGGCGACCGGCGCGGGATGACCGTCAAGATGACAGACTCCAACGGGGACGACTTCGAGGAAGACATCCAGGCTTGGAAGGCCACCCAGCGCTTCGACATCCACGTCCACGACGTCGGCAACGCTTCGGCGACCGCGAGCCAGCGCAAGGCCGGGCCGGTTGTTGCACTGCAGATGGCGTCGAGCTAAAGAGCCTCAGACCGCCTCAAACATAGGGCAGAGGGGTGAAGAACATTCTTCACCCCTTAATCCCATCGAAAGTTCTTATTGACGGAGAAAAGTTATGATCCAAGGACTCAATCAAAAATTCGTGCCCGTAACGAATCCGGCGGCCATTGTGGACAACGCCGGCTTCACGACCGCGGTCATTGACACGCTCGCCTTTGGCTTTGTCACCATCCTGGTGTATCTCGGCGCGCTCGACGTCGCGGTGGCTGCACTGAAGCTGCGCGAGTCGGATGCCTCCGACATGACCGGCGCGGTGGACGTTGACGGCGCTGATTACAGCACCGACTCGACGCTGCCCGCCGCGACGGACGACAACAAGCTCTTCGCCATCCACGTCAACACGAAGGGCCGCAAGCGCTATCTCGACCTGACGCTGACGGGCGGAGACGGCACTGCCGGAACTTACGCTTCCGTGCTGGCCGCCCTCTCGCAGCCCGCCATTTCGCCGTCGTCGGCGAGTGACCGTGGTTTCGCAGGCGAGTTGATCGTCTGATGAGCCGCCTGGCGAAGCTGGGCTTCACGCCCGACCTGCTGCTCATCATGGGGAGCGGAGTCTTTGAAGTCCAGCGCGACGAGCTGCCTCCGGACGCTGCGGTCGTTGATTCCTGCTATGACCGCCGCCTCGACCTCTTCGTCCTGTACGTGCAGAGCGAAGCGTTCGCGCCGGTGGCGGATAACGAGGAGATTCCCTTCTTGAAGCCGCCGGTGATTACGAGGAAGTGAGCCGTGGCTTTCACAGAAGACCTAACGCAGTTCTTTGATGTTGACGAGTTCGCCGTCACGGCGGTGATCAAAAGCTGGGTCGCGCGCAACTCTACGGAGCTGCGCACCATCCCCGTGATCTTCAATGACCCCATGCAGGAGGTGGCGGTCTTCGGCGCGGAGGTCGAAACAAATCTGTCGTTCGTGCAATGCAGGACTTCAGACCTCGCCGGCGTGACACGCAGTCACACGATGACCATCGGTGGCGTGGATTACCGGATAGCCGGGATTGCCAGCGACGGCACGGGCGTCTCCAACGTCCAGTTGAGAGTAGGGTCGTGAGCAGTAAACGAGATCAGATTTTTGCGGCGGTCAAGGCGCGCTTCGCCACTATCACGGTGGCGGCAGGCTATCAGACAGACATCGGCGCAAACGTCCTGGAGTGGCAACTAACGGCGCTCGATAATGGCCAGTTGCCGGCAAGTCTTTTGAGCGACCCGGTCGAAGAAACCTCGACCGAGGGAAGCAAGAACTCCGCGACCTACACGCGGCTTCTAACGATTGTCGCGCAGTTAGTCCTGGCCGAAACGGACGCGACGGCCACGATGGCTCGAAAAGCCCTGGCCGACGTCATCAAGGCCATCGGCACGGATGACAAGTGGGGCGGCCTGGCCAGACGAACACTCCCGAAAAAGGACGAGCTGGTCGTTGACAGTGAGAGCGCACGCATCGGCGGGGCGCGCATTGAATTTATCGTCGAGTATTCACGAGCGCCCTGGGAGGCGTAACCAAACTTTTGAGGTGATGCGATGTTGACGGATACCGTGAACCAAAATCTATACAGCGGGCAGGGCGTCATCCTGTTGGCGAAACTGTCGACGAGCAACGGCGCTCGTGGCTCGTTCTTCAGGATAGGCAACAGCCCGAAGTTCGAGTTGAGCTTCAACGTCGAGCGCCGCAAGCACAAAGAGTCCATGAGCGGCCAGCGCCTCGTTGACAAGGTGCAATCCACGACCAAGGGCGGTCGCGTCAAGATGACCATCGAGGACATCCGCAGGGATAACCTCGCGCTCTTGATGTCCGGCTCTAAAGTCTCACTCGGCTCCGGCTCCTATTCCGGCTCGACTTATGACGCGTTTCCTTCCGGTCTGGTCGTTGGCTCAATTGTCCAACTCACGCACCCGAACGCTTCCTCCATCGTCGTCAAAGACAGCGCCGGCAGCCCGGCCACTCTCGTCCCGAACACCGATTACCGCGTGCTCGATGCCGACCACGGGCTAATCGAGATTCTCTCTCTCGGTTCTTACACGCAGCCCTTCCGTGCACAGTATTCCTACGCGGCCACGGATGTCATCACCGGCCTGACAGCCAACGACGACGACGAATATGAGTTGTACCTGGCGGCGGTCAACACGGAAGGCTCACCTACTGATCAGGCGATGGGCGTGCAGATTTACCGCATCGTCTTCGACCCGACTCAGCTCATGTCGCTGATTAATGACGAACAGGGCACCTTCGAGTTGGAGGGTGAAGTCCTGCGCCATTCGTCGAAGGCGGATGACAGCAACTACGGTGGATTCTGCCGCCTCCTGTACATAGACGCGAACTCTTAAACGTGAACTTTTGAGTTGACAACTCTGCCGCGCATTTACCGGCTGAGTTGTTAACACTCTCCATCCCAAATCTTGCGAGGGTGATATGGCTGAAGAAGTAACAGGCGACGAATTGGCGACAGTGCTCGGTCTGACCGGCGCGACGCTTACCATCAAAGGCGCTGAAGTGAAGATTGCACCGCTCGTGCTTGAGCAAATCGCAGAAGTAATGGTCTGTATCGAGCGGCTTTCGGAAGCAGGGGTCGTTAAAGTTACAGGCAAGGACGGCGTCTTCGGTAAAGACTTCAATCCGACAAAGCTCCTGCTCAGGGGCGGCAAAGACTTCATCCGGATTCTCGCCATCGCCAGCGCGCAGCCGGTCGAGCGGGTCGGTAAATTGAATGCCCTCGAAACCGCTCAACTCGCTGGCAAAGTGTGGGAGGTCAACAAAGATTTTTTCGTCCGGAACCGGGTGGCTCTCCTGGAGGCGCTCGGCGGGGCGGCAAACGACCTAATCGGAATGGTAAAGGGGCTGCTGGAAAGCTGGGTGGCGAAGATGGCAGCGCAGGCTGGGCGCGCTCAATCCAGCGCCTCGTCAAAGGCGGCCATCGGCTCGACGAGATAAAAGGTTACACCCTCGCGCAGGTGAGGAGTTTTCAGAAAGCGATTGCCGACGAAGCTGCGGAAGAGAGCCTGCAGCAGTTGATAATTATCCGCACGGCAGCATGGGGCGACGAGGCCGCGATGAAAAAACTCATCGAGGAATTGTCGCTCTAATTTTTAGGGAGCACGATGGGCGCAAGGTTAAAATCGACGCCATCGTCAAAGGTCTGGCTGAGGTTAAAAAGCTTCAGAAAGAGCTGCAGGACGTCGAGAAGCTCGCGGGCAAGAAGCTTTCGATCAATACCTCTGCCGCCGAGAGCGGAGCAAATCGTCTCGTCGGACTGCTGCGCAACATCTCATCATCTTCCGACGGCACGCTCTCACGAATCGAAAGCCTCGGCTCTTCCGCCGGTCTTTCGCTGGGGAAGCTGGCCGGCCCTGCCGGTCTGGCAGCCGCCAGCATCGCAGCCATCGGCGGCGCGGCGCTGGCAGCAGCTAAACTCCTCTTCGATCTCACCAAGCAAGCCTCGGATGCGGGCAGCGAAATCTATGACCTGCAGCAGAAGACCAACCTCTCTGCTGAGACTCTCTCTGTCCTGAAGGTACAGGCCGAGCAGTCGGGCTCGAATCTTGAGACTGCTGCTAACTCAGTTGCCAAGTTCAACAAGAACCTGGTCGAAGCCGCCGACGGCAACAAGGAACTGTCTACTGCGCTGAAGCTCTTTGGCCTCGATGCGAAAAAGGCGCTGGTTGATCCGGAGGCGGCGCTCAAGCAATTCATCCAGCGCTTTAACGAGCTGCCTGACAGCGCGCGCAAGAACGCTGCCGCACAGAAACTCTTCAACGACAAAACGGGCGAGCTGCTGCCCGTGCTCAAATCCTTCGGCACGGACGTGGACGGCCTGACAGAGCGCCTCCGGAAGCTGGGGTTGGTCTGGACGCAGGACGGCATTGAAGCGGCGGATGCTTTTGGCGATGCCCTGACCGAACTCGAACAGACAATCGAAGGGGTCAAGAAAGAGATTGCCATCGGCGCCATGCCCGCTATTCAGGCGGCCATCGGCGGCGCATCGTCGAGCCTGCAGGAGAACCGCGAGCGCTGGAGAGAGTGGGGCGCCAGCGTCGGGACGGCTATCACCACGGCCAAGCTCGCGCTCGATGCCTTCGGCCTTTATCTCAAATCTCCGCTCTCTCCTTTCTTCGGCGTCTACTGGATAACGGTCGGCATTCGCTATCTCAATCTGCGTCCGGGGCAGGCTATTCAATCGCTGCTCGAAGGCGCTGGCCCTTCGGTCGCTGGACAGGGAGGCTCTTCGGCTGCGCTGGGCGCGGCGGTTGATGCCGTCACCGGCGCGGTCAGCGCCAGCGCCCCCAAAATTGACGGCAGCCCCAAAGGCCCCGGCGGTGGCGGCAGCAAACAGAAGAAGGAGACCGC